AAAGGAAAAGTCGTAATCCCAGAGATTACATTTCCCACATCTGTCCAGACCTCAGTGGTGATTTCTCCAATCAGATAAACCTGACGCTGGTTCACTATCAACGTCATCAACAAGTCAGATGCGCCATCAGCCGTGCCATAAAGGGCTTGGCTTGATATGCTGCGCCCCAAGTCAGTACAAGCCCAGTTTTGCGTTCCTACTTCGTTGTAGATGTTGTAGTTGTCAACGTTATCAACCACAGATGCACCCTGCCAAGGGCCATCAGTCGGGGGCAATTGGGTGAATGTGTTGGTTGCCACAACCCAGGTATATCGATTAGGGCCATCAACAATGTAGGCAGTCAATCCATTTACGGTGTCAATATTGTCTGATATGGATACTTGTCCCGTGCTGGTGATCAGCGTTCCAATCTGCGTGGCAACAAATGCCGTGCTGACCTGATACACCAGATTTCCCGCCACCGCAATTAGGATGTTTTCGCCTGACATGGTGTGCATCCCCCGCACCTCTGACGCTTGAAGTTGAACTTCTTGCACCAATCCAGGCGTGGGGTATAGCGCCACAATTCCCCTGTCCCCAGGCTGTTTAGATGTGTCAATCTCAGCGTAGAAATTGATGCACTCTTGGTCACCTTGGTAGATAGATGGCGCAACGTAAGACGTGCCGACAAAACCAAAATCAGGCATTGGTTTTCCTTCTGATCAAGGATTTAACGGTTGATTTGTTGGCATTCATTTTTTCGGCAATCAAACTCATGGTGATGCCATTGTTACGCATAGACATGATTTCATCAATCTGTGTATTGGTAAAAACAGACCGATGGTGATCTTCACCCGTCTTGTGCTTAACCCTGCCTTTTTCGTGCATATCAAGATTGTTTTCACGCAAGTTCGCCACACGCAAATGCGCTGGATTGCAACAAACACGGTTGTCGCAAAGGTGCATCAAAAACCCTCGGGCTTTTTTGTTGGTGGGCGCTCTTAATTCAATCATGCCTGGGTTTGCCAAGTTGAAGATAACCCGATGGGCATAGTAACCTTTGTCGCCAATCCAAGTGCGACCATAGCCGCTTTTTTCGATTGTTCCAATCCAAGGCCAACATTCATCAGGGTTTTTAACATCAACTTTTTTCCATAAGACTTCTGGTGTGTTTTGTGGTCGTCCTGCTTTCATGGTGATTCCTTTGTAAAACCACCATTCTATCCTTGTTATAAATCAGCGGAAGCCGCCGTCCATAATAAAGCCAGCATCTTTTGCCCTACCAACCATTAAACTGTCAGGGTATCTCGCAATCTGAGGTGGGCGCATATTGGTGCGCTTAACCGTGGCTTTGGCTTGGCCCGAATAGGCATTAATCATGGCAATTTGCGTGGTGTTTACTTTGCCAAACATTGGTAACAGGCGTTCAGCCAAGCACCAGCGCAACGCCATGTTGTAACCCTGGGGTAGCTGGATGGTGTCGTTCAGCGTGGCGAATTCTCTAAAGATTGTCTGGGTAAACAAGTGCAATTCACCTTGGGATGGGTTGGGGTACACATAAATTGTCCCCAGCAGTTCAGAGGGCTGGTAATAAATCGCTTTAGCCCAAGGGCCGTTTAGCTGTTTGATGCCGATAGATTCGTATTCCTCAAGGCTCAGAATTGACAAAGGATAGTCAAGATAACCACCCGCAATATTTGACCCGCCCTGCATCGTGGCAACCCGCACAAAGCCAGATTCAATCGTTAGGGGGCGCTCGTAATAGGCCGTGATCGTGGTGCTAGATGCGGTTTGACTTGGGGTGACGGTATATGTCCCGCCCTCGTTTACATTGCCCCCAGCGCCCGTTGTAAAGCCCACAATCCTTGTTCCCGCTGTGATGCCCGTGCCTGATAGCGTCTGACCGATGTTGATGCCCCCAGCGGTCACCGCATTGGCAGGAACGGTCAAAACTGTGCCAGCAATAGACCCTGTGAACGTGGCCCCCATCTGACCGCTTGGGCCAATAGTGTACTGAACCTGATTTTGCGTGGTTTGGAAAATAATCTCTGACCGATAGAAAACCATCATGTTTTCATTTGACCATTGGGCAATCATGTCATTGAGCATATCCAGACCATCTTGCGCCTCGTCTGCCGTTGGCACTTCACCAGCGGCAACTGCGCCAATGTCCTTCATGGCTCGGGTGATGATGTCAATCGGCTGGGTCATGGCTTATCCTTATGCTGCCCAAGGCAAAATAGGTGATGCGGCAAATTGCGCCAATTGTCGTTCAACATTGGCCAATACAAATGCTTCTGTTTCTTCTTTTATGCGTTTTGTAACTGTCTCAACAACTTGATTGTTTTGATTTTTTACCTCTGTAATTTGTGGCTCAAAACACCAATCAAGAATTTGCTGTTCAGTCAATTGATCATATGGAATAAAATTATTGCTAGGTTGCAAAATTTTTATACATTGATATGTTTCTGAAACATTTTCTTTTGTTGCGGTAAAAGTTAAAAACACCGTTTGAATTAAATTGTTGTCGCCAACGGTATTTACTTTTTCAACATTCCATTTGTACTGCATTTTTAATACCTCTTTAAAAACAAATTATGAATCAGTTAAATATGTAAACGTAAAATAAATTTTTGGCGTTGCAGCTATTGCTTCCATTGCATACATTGTTGTGCTTGTATCTGAATAAGCAGTGTAAGCTATAGATTTAGCGTTGTTCATTAAATTACCCAAATCAACCTGTGAAGCAGTGAAAGGTAAATTTGTGCAAATTACGCCGTTTGTTCCTGTGATTGTTATGGACGTTGTAGCCGCCACATAACCCGATACAGTCACAGACCGACCCATTTTTACATACGCGCCTGATGAACTAAAAGTTCCAACAACAGTTAACCCGCCACCTTGATTTGGTGTCCAACCGCCCGTCAAATACGCTGCGGAGGCTTGATTTGCGTTTGTTACGTTATTTACTTGATTGCCTTGAATAACGTTGTTAGGAATATAATTTCCCGCCAAATTCAAAGCATAAGCAGAAGTGCCGCCATCATTACCAATAAACGCATTGTTTTGAATAACTGACCCAGTTAGCCCTGTACCAGTAACATCAATCAAACCAAATGCGCCAGAAGCACCAGAAAACAAATTTCCGTTGATGATGATGCTTCCAACAGTCCCCCCACCACCAATAGCAACAGGTGATTTTGCGCCTTTAACAATATTGTCGGCAATTACAATTTGACCAGATTGGGTGTCAACCATTGCATCAATTCCTGTGCAAGTGTTGCCTTCAATTGTTACTTTAGACGAAAGCGCATTGGGGAATTGAATTGCATATGGAACAGAAACACTACCACCAGTGTAAAAACGATTATTTGAAATGACTCCAGCAGAAACATTTATTGCGTCAATGAAACCGCTTCCATTTGCACCCGCATAAAAAGTGTTGTCAGAAATTACAAAATTTGAAAGTTGTTTTGTTGCGCTTCCAAGATTAATAAATTTCCAGAATGTTACATCAAACGTGCATTGTATTATTTGCAAATCATCTGAAGAACATAAAATATTAATAGCGTAATATGATGGAGTTGAAAACCATGTGTCTCGAAAATAAAAACTGTTTCCGCTAGTTACCGTACTATCAACATAAAATAATCCAGTTGTTGCGTTTGATACACCACTGCTATCTTTTAACAACAAGCCGCTTACATAAATAGCGGCATTGGTTGCCCCCGTAACAGAAAAAAGACTTTTGTCTCGCGTATATTGAATAATCCTTGAGCCAGAAATAGACATGGGCGCACTGTCTCCAACCAAAGCAACTGCGCCTGATATTGTGATTGTGTTTGTTACTTTATATGTTCCATGCGGAAAATAAACTGTACACGACCGACCATTGACAGTGATGTTACTTACAACTGCGTAATCAACAGCCGCTTGAATTGCTGCGGTGTCATCAGTTGAACCATCACCTTTAGCACCAAAATCCAAGACATTAACGGCAGCGCCGTTTATCATTGAATAGGAAACTTTAGTAAGAGACATTTTTAATCCTTAACCTTAAGAATATGAGCCGTGAAAAGCCAAGTAA